CTCATTTTACAGCCCAACGGTTAAGTTGTATTAATCACTAGAATATCCACTTACCTTTAATATCACTTCAGTTTAATCTAGTTCATATTCGCGGAGGTATGCCAACGCCCCTGGAATATACCGACTATCCACATTAAATACTCCTGATTTATTTAACCCATAATCTGAGATAAATTTACCCACATCAATGATATCCGATACACTGTTATAGGTAAGATAGTATGCATAAAGCACTAATTGAGGCTGGACTTCATCATCGTATGCTCTAAACCTTTCCGGGAAAGCCATTCTACTAAGCACTGCCTGCCATGCTCTCGTTGGTCCAATAGGAGTCCATTCTCTTGATAAGAATTGAGGATTCTCTCTAAATGTACCTTGGCTTCCTTTACTTGGGTTAATGACTAATCCAAAGTTATGCAGGATATAACTTGATAGATGTTCTAGGTTAATTTCAGTATTCGTAAATACCAAATTGTCATCGCCCATTACAATCATCTCACCACTACTACCTATACTATTTAAATAAGTGCTGATTACTAATTGGTTAACCAATGATCCAATAATTTGCGTAAACATACTACCCGAAGGCACGCCTTTACTGGATCGTAATAATCCTTTATCTATAAGGAAATCCTTTTCAATAAAGTCATTAATGACGCAATCAAATTTAAACGCATCTTCATCTTCAAGATTAAAGCAGTTCTTCACTAAGCTAAAAGCATCCCTTATCAACCAGTCGGAAATTGATTGATCAAATTGAGAATAGTCCAAAGAAGTATGATATTTAAATCTACTTCGCATGTCGCTAATAATACTCCCAATCACTCTATCATCTTTACCACCTGCAAAGGAAGAAACATCCTTAAAGTGGGACATAAATGGATAGCTGAATTGCAACTCATTAGCAATAGTTACAAGATCAACCATGGCCACCATCCTTGTCTTATGCTTACAAGTATTCGTCTGTTTTCCTTGCGCATCATATTCTCCACTCGCTTGGGTTCTAAAGGCAATGAGGTTCGGAATACCTAATTTCTTAGCTTCTCTAGCTTCTTCTAGGTGTTTAGACAGTTTCTTTGCCAGTCCTACTATATTATCACCCTTACAACGCTTACCTGATAACAGATAAGTAAAGCCACTATGGGTGTTAGCTTTAGGTAGGACATTTAAAATATCCTCGTCGGAATGATATTTCAAAGCTTTAAGTCCTTCGAAATTTAATTTCTTAGAGACTTGTTTTAGGGCTAATTTGTAATGCTGGTTCCAAAAGAAATTTGGGTGATTATCACTTACAAATCCTCTTAATTGACTAGATATCTTCTTATATTCTTTAAGATTACGACTAAATTTATGTCCATCTTGATCTACAAGTTGATTTAGGTAATCAATTTCCTTATGAATTGACTTAATATCTTTAGCATATTTAAACACTAAATCTATTAATTTATCGTCAAACAAAGGTTTCCCCAGGCCTCTAGATATGGTAAGATTCCGTTTATAACTATTCAATCTAGTTTTTAAGGTGGAAGAAATACCCCGAAACTTTTGTGACTGTTCTTCACTTCTAGTTTCATAGTAAAGATCAGAATCTAATCTAGTCGTCACAGGCTTACTTTGGCTACGAGAACTCATTAGTCTCCTTTCATAAATTAATTTGGGCTTACACCATATTACAAAGTAATGCATTAATAACTCATTGATAGTGTATTATTAGCGAGTCATTCTAATAATAACACTCTACTGGAGTACAGGTAAATTTCAGCTAGGATAGGAGTCTTCTCTTACACTTAAATCTTCGCTCTGCTTTACTTACAGTGTAAATAATTGTGTACTAAATGTCTAGGACATGGGTACTAAAAAG